CAGTTAAGTACCTAACCAACTGCCCCCACCCCGCACCAGAAACCAGCGAACCTCAAAACGTGTCAACAGCACCCCCTCCAACAGCTAAGTACCTAACCGCCCCCGTCCAAAGTCGCACCAAAATTCCAGCAACCGCAACGACTTGTTGACACCCAACCCGAATCTACCCGCGCACCTACTCCTTTGACCGCCACCCCGTCAAGGGATATCATGCAACCACGACGGCAACCTGCCGACGGTGCAACTCCAACCGATACCTCACGGTGAAAGACATGACGCTACCTGCCACTGGCCGCTTGGGCCTGAACCAACTGACCGACCGCCAAGTCCAGGACTTGCAGTCCCAGTTCATCGCCGAGCTTGCCCTCACGGCCAACCCAACGGTGGCGGCACGGAAGCTCGGGCGTAAGCGCCAGTGGTTCATCAACCTCCGCAACCAAGACCCGGTCTTTGCGGAACGTTGGGAGGAAGCGATGGAGGAAGCGGCGGACGACCTTGAGTACCTCGCCCAGCAACGCGCCTTCATCGGCGTCGAGAAGCCGGTGTTCTACAAGGGGGAGCAGTGCGGCGAGGTGACGGAGTACAGCGACAGCATGGCGATGTTCTTGCTGCGGGCGCACCGGCCTGAGCGGTTCCGGGAGCGCAGCGATGTGAAGCAGCAACTAACGGGGGCGGACGGCGGGCCACTGCGCGTGGCCAACGCGACGGAACTGACGGACGACCAGTTGGCGCGACTGGCGCTGGGTGACGCACTCGGCGGAAACCCACGCGAGATCACGCACCGGATTCGCGAACACTTGGCGCATGAAGCCGGCGCCACCGATGCCGCCGAGGTCGAGCCACTCGACACCCGGACGTTCCACCCGGCGGACGACGACGACCAACTATCGCTACCGTTCGATGACCCCTCGGAACCGTTGGACGACTTGGTGTAGACTGGGGGCAACCGCCGGGGAGAAGCGCCATGTCCGCCACGAAGCCAGTCAGGCTATCCACCTACTTCACGCAGGACGAACTGACGGCGTCCGACTATGCCGCCCGTTACGGCATGAACAACGAACCCGACCAGCGGGCGTTGGAGAACCTGCGCTACACGGCTCTCCAGCTCGACCGGGTACGGGCGCTGCTCGGAGTGCCGGTGCTGGTGTCGAGCGGATATCGCTCTCCACGGGTCAACGAGGCAGTTGGGGGCTCGAAACGCTCCCAGCATATGCTAGGGCAGGCTGTTGACTTAATCGCGCCGTCATTCGGCTCTCCGAGGGCCGTAGCGCGGTTGATCATGGAAAGCCACATCCCCTTCGACCAACTCATCCTGGAGTACGGGCGCTGGGTTCACATCTCATTCACGCAGCACAACCCTCGCGGGGATGTGCTTACCATCACTACCCAAGGCACGACCAAGGGGATACCCCATGAGTAAGAGAACCCTCTCACGGCTCAAGGGCCGACTGGCGCGGCAATCCACATGGACGGCCATCGGCATGGCCGCATTGGCGCTGTCACCGGCACTGCCCGCCTACGCGGTGTACCTGACGGCGCTTGCGGGGGTCAGCGGGGCGGTGAAGTTGCTGCTGCCGGAGGACAGTACGCTGCCCAAGCCAGCGATCGCCGCCACCATCCCCACACCACAGGCCAGCGCCACCGGCGCCACCGAGGGCGACGGGAAATGACGCAGCTCATGGGTGGTGCGGAACAACATATCGACAAGGGCCATGAGTTGGCCGTGGGGGTGGTGGTGAGTGCAGTGAAGACCGCACCTCCGGTGGTGGTGAGCGCCTTCACGTTGGCGGGGCATCCGATGCAGGATTGGGTGCTGCTGGCAACGCTGGTGTACACCGTGCTACAGATCATCTTGCTATGGCCAAAGTTCAGGGACTGGAACCAGCGCCGGGGTGGGGGCCGCTGATGGCCGCACTCGGCAAGACCCCACCCAGTCCACAGGACGCGGCCAACGAGTTGCTCAACCGGCGGCTGGCGCGGTCGAACCTGCTGCCGTTCATCACCTACGTCATGCCGTCCTACACGGCGGCGGCGCACCACAAGCTCATCTGCGAGAAACTGGAGGCGGTGGAGCGCGGCGAGATCAAGCGGCTGATGATCGCGATGCCGCCCCGCCACGGGAAGTCGCAGATTGCCAGCCGGATGTTTCCGGCGTGGTATCTGGGGCGCAACCCCGGCAAACAGATTATCTCGGCGTCGTACAACAGCGACCTCGCCACCGACTTCGGTCGGGATGTGCGTAACCTCATCGCGGCGGACGAATACCCCCGGCTGTTCAACGTGGCGCTGGCCCAGGACAGTCGGGCGGCGAACAAGTGGCACACCGACAATGGCGGGCAATACATTGCGGCGGGTGTCGGCACGGCCATCACCGGGCGAGGCGCGGACATCGCGCTAATCGACGATGCTTTCAAGGATCGCCAGGAGGCCGATAGCGAACTCACCCGCAACCGGGTGTGGGACTGGTACACCTCGACGCTGTACACCCGACTGATGCCGGGTGCGGCCATCGTCGTCATCGGTACACGGTGGCACGACGACGACCTGTCGGGGCGGCTGCTGGCGGCACAGGCGCACGGCGGGGACAAGTGGGAGGTGCTTAACCTGCCAGCGATCAGCGACGACAACGAGGCGTTGTGGCCGGAGTGGTATCCATTGGAGCGGCTGGAGCAGATTCGGGCGGTACTGCCTGCCCGCGACTGGAACAGCCTGTACCAGCAGAACCCGGTTCCCGACGACGGGGAGTTTTTCAAGAAGGAGTGGCTGGCCGACTACCAGACACTTCCCAAGGAGTTGACCATCTACGGGGCGAGTGACTACGCAGTCACATCTGGCGGTGGGGACTGGACAGAACACGGGGTGTTCGGCGTAGACCAGAACGGGAACATCTACATCCTGGACTGGTGGCGCGGGCAGACAGCGGCGGATGTTTGGATCAACGCCAAGTGCGACCTGATCATCAAGCACAAGCCCAAGCTCTGGTTCGGCGAAGCAGGGCCGATCCGGCGCTCCATAGAGCCGTTCCTCAACCGGCGGATGCAGGAGCGCAACGCGCTATGCCGGATCGAGTGGTTGACCTCCATTGGAGACAAGGAGTCCCGCGCCCGTGGCATACAAGCGTTGGCCAGCATGGGCAAGCTCTGGTTTCCTGCCAATGCGCCGTGGAAAGGTGATATACAGACGCAAATGCTCCGCTTTCCAGCGGGGGCGCACGACGATGCGGTGGACGTAATGGGTATGATTGGGCGGGGTCTACAGTCCATTCGGCCTCGCGTAAGCAACGTGGTATCCTTGGATTTTGGCGGAACCTCCCGCTACGGCTGGATGAGCTGATATGAAGAGTAACAAAGACCCGAAGTTCGACGAGGCGCTGAAGCGGTACTCGGAGGCGTTCGACGCGTTCAAGGACAACCGCGAGGTGATGAAGGACGACCAGCGATTCCTCTCCGGCGACCAGTGGCCGACGGAAATCCGTGAGTCGCGGGAGAACGCCAAGCGCCCTATCCAGACCATCAACCGCTTGCCTGCGTTTATCGACCAGGTGGTAGGGGATGCGCGGCAGAACAAGCCGACTATCCGCGTCCACCCGGCAGAAGACGGCGACAACGACATTGCGGACATATACAACGGCCTGATCCGCAGCATCGAGACGGAGTCCAACGCGGACTACGCCTACGACACGGCCATCGAGCATACGGCGGGGCATGGGTTCGGCGCATGGCGCATCGACTCGGAGTATGTGTCCGAGAACTCGTTCGACCAGAACCTCGTCATCAGGCGCATCGTCGATCCGCTGAACGTGCTGTTCGACCCAGCGGCCATCCAGCCCGACTACTCCGATGCGGAATACGTGTTTGTGCTGGAGTCGATGCCGCGCAAGACGTTCGAGGCCAAGTGGCCCAAGGCTACGCTCAGCGCCTTTGAGTCCGGGGACTTGGCGCGTGGTTGGTCTTCTGGCGACAACGTGCAGGTTGCCGAGTACTGGTACAAGGAGTACACACCGTTCACCCTATACCTGCTGTCGGATGGGTCGGTGTCCGAGGACAAGGACGCCGCCGAGGCGATGGGCCTGGTCGCCCAGCGCGAGGCCAAGAAGGTCAAGGTCTGCATGCACATCCTCTCCGGAGCGGAGATTCTGGAGAGTAAGGAGGACTACGACGGGGTGTACCTGCCTATCGTCGGTGTGCAGGGCAAGGAGTCGCTGGTGGACGGCAAGCGCACCCTGCGCGGCATCACACGCTTCGCCAAAGACCCCCAACGCATGTACAACTACTGGCGTACCCTGGACACGGAAGCGAAGGCGCTGACGCCCCGCAGCCCGGTACTGGTGACATTGGAGCAGATAACCGGCAACGAGAAGGACTGGGTCAAGGCGCTACAGGGCAACCTGCCCTACCTGCCGTACAACGCCGTCCCGGATGCTCCCGTCCCAAACCGGCTGAACGCTGGCATGGCGGACGCCTCGTTTGAGCGCGGCGCGCTGCTGGCCGTGGACGAAATGAAGTCTACTACCGGCATCCATTCGGCGTCCCTGGGTGAAACCAGCAACGAAACCTCGGGCCGAGCCATCCTGGCCCGTCAGCGCGAGGGGGATACGTCCACCTTCGCGTACATCGACAACCTGAGCCGCGCCATCCGCTACTCTGGCCGGGTGCTGCTCGACCTGATCCCCAAGCGGTACAACACGGCGCGGGTAATTCAGGTCATGGGCGAGGACGGTAGCCGCAAGTTGATGAAGATCAACCAGCAATCCCGCGCTCCCGACGGTACGCCCAAGATCGAGAACGACTTGACCGTTGGCCGGTATGACTTGGTGGTCAATGTTGGCCCCAGCTATGCTACCAAGCGCATTGAGTCCGCTGAGTCGATGATTTCCTTCGTGCAGGCCGTCCCGGCTGCGGCGGGGCTGATCTCTGACCTGATCGCCAAGAACATGGACTGGCCCGGAGCGGAGGCTATCGAGAAGCGCCTCCACGCCATGCTGCCGCCGCAGGTGCTACAGGCTGAACAGGAGGAGAGCGGCAACGGCTTGCCACCAGGCGTCCAGCAGATGATCGACCAAGGCAAGCAGCTGATCGAGCAGTTGCAGGGCGAACTGAAGAAGGCGATGGATGATCTGGAGGACAAGGACGAAGATCGCCGTTTGAAGCAGTACGAGATCGACGTTCGTGCCGCCATCGACGCGTTCAAGCTGGAACTGGAACACCCCGACGCCGCCATGCTGGCCGAGCAGGTTTCGGGCCACATCCTGCAAGCCATCACCCAGCAAGCGGCCTCCGCGCCCTCGCTGGAGGACATGGCCCCGGAAGAGCCGCCCGAGATGGGCGAAGACGCCGGTATCTCCCCCATGCAAGGCGGAATAAACCCGGAAATGGGCGGCGGAATGCCCGGAATGGAAGATACTCAGGACGGTGGAGGCGGAATAGACCCCAACGCGCTCCCAACCGGCCTGATGCCACCCAGTATTAACCAAGGGGTTCCGATTGCCCAACAAGACCCCACAGAACCGCAACTCACCCCGCAGGAGATTCAGTCATGACCATCAACACCGTCGGCAAGAAAGTGATCACCACCTCCGGCGGGGCGCAAACCTTGCTTATCCAAGACCCTTTGTGCGCCCTGTACTATGTGTCGTTCAAGGTCGTTGGCGGAACCCCGGCGGCGGGTACGACCGCCGTGGCGTTCACCCCGTTCGCAAGCACCAGCGAGACGCTGCTGGACGAGTTTGGCACGGCCATCAACATCGACCCTACGGCGCTGAAGATGATCACCGTCCCCGCCCCCACGGCCTCGCTGACGTTCACGCCTACCAGTTGGTCAGCTGGCGTGAGCATCCTGGTGACAGTAATGGCGGACACCAACATATGCTACATCGACAAAGGTTGAAATCTTGGTAGTCTGAGACTATCATCAGGCGAAATGGCTTGCGGCATTTTCCGCATGATGCAGGGCCGATACGTCGGCCCGGCCAATCCGGTGACGGAGTTAAGCGATGTCTGATTTGGAAACCAGCGCCACTGGCGCGACAATGGCCGAAAACGCTGCCCCGGCTACAGCGACGGTAGAAGTGACCGCTGATAGTGATCCGCACGACGGTGATGAGGGTTCCGACCTGCCTGAAGAAGGTGAGGAAGGCCACTCCGAATCCGGGGTGCCGAAAGGTGTCAGGAAACGCTTCAACACGTTGACGAAGCAAAAGTACGAACTGGTGGAGACGGTTGCACAACTGAAGGCCGAGATTGAGCGTCGTGACGCGCAAGTCCAAGCCGCGCAACTGACCGAACCGGATATTAGCAACTTCGACGACTACGACCAGTACGTGGACGCCAAGGCGGAATACCTTGCGGACAAGAAGTTGGCCGACCGGGCAGCCCACGCGCAGCAGCTTACCCAGCAGCAACGCGAGGAGCAGGAAGTCCAGAAGCGGGTTCAGGCGTACACGGAACGGGCGCAAGCCTTCCGGGAGTCCACACCGGACTTTCAGGCGGCAATCGAGTCGGTTCCCCAGGTACTGTTGAAGCCCAGTGTCGTAGACGCAATCTTGCGTATGGAAGACGGCCCCCAGGTCAGCTACCACCTCGCCAAGAATGTGGCCGAGTTGCACCGAATCTCTGGCCTCCCTGAAAAGGAGCAGGTGTTCGCACTTTTTGAAGTGTCGCGAAAACTGGCGCAGAAAGCACCGGTACGCACTCCCGCCCCCGCACCAGCCCCAAAGCTGAACGGTGGAGGCGCAGCGGGTCAGAAGTCGGTGAACGACATGACCGCCAAGGAGTACGCCGAGTTCCGAAACGCACAAGACATAGCCGCCGGAAGGCGGAGAGCCTAACCCCAATGCAGGAGGCCCATCATGGCCGGTAATGATTTTGTCGTAACAGACCTCGTGGCCCGCGAAGCCCTTAAGATCGCGCACGAAAAACTGGCTTTCATCAGCACGGTTGATCGTCAATACGACGCCAGCTTCAGCGGCGACCCCAAGCATGGGGCCACCTTGCGCGTCAAGTCCCCGAACAAATACACCCGTCGCCAAGGCTCCCGCATCCTGAATGCCCAAGCCCAAAGCGAGGTCAGCCAGACCATCACCGTTGCAACTCAGGACGGCGTGGACATGTCGTTCAACAGCGATGAACTGGCCTTGATCACCCCCGACAACATCGGTCAGTTCAGCAAGCAGTACATCGAACCGGCTGTGGACGGCCTGCTGTCGGCCATTGAAGCCGACTTCATCGCCTACTGCACCAAGAAGGTGTACAACGTGGCTGGTACTGCTGGCTCCGTCCCGAACGACTTGGCCGCTATTGGTGCTGCCCGAGCCAAGCTCAACCAGGGTCTGGCTCCGAAGGACGGCAACCGCTATGTGCAGTTGGACTCCGTGACTTCTGCCGGTCTGGTGAACGGCCTGAAGGGCTTGTTCCAGGACTCCAGCCAGATTCGTGAGCAGTACCGCGAAGGTATGCTGGGCCGCACTGGCGGCGCTGATTTTTACGAAAACGAGCGCATGTACGCGCACACCAACAGCTCCGACGTTACCGGCTCGACTGATGCCGCTGCCGGTGTGACTGATGGCGGCGCTACCATCGACATGCACACCCTGATTGCCTCCCCGGCTGTCGGCTCTGTGTTCACCGTCGCCGGTATCTATTCCTGCCATCCCGAGACCAAGCAGGCGTACAGCCACCTCCAGCAGTTCACGGTCATCACGACCTCTGCCGGTGCTGCGATCACCGTGTCTCCGACCATCTACCTAACCGGCCCACGCCAGAACGTCGCCTCGTCCGCCAGCGCCCAGTTGGCCACGACTGCGTTCAACGCCCAGGTGGTGACTTTCGTCGGGGCTGCGTCTACCAGCTACCTGCAAAACTTGATGTACCACAAGGAAGCGTTCCAGTTCATCACTGCACCGCTGCCTATGATGGGAGACAGCAAGTTGTGTTCTCGCAAGGAGCAGGAAGGTCTGTCGCTGCGTGTCTGGCAAGCGCCTGACATCATCAACGACCGGATGCTGATGCGTCTGGATATCCTGTACGGTTTTGCTGCCTTGCGCCCCGAGTGGGCCTGCCGCATCACGAATTAGGTATGACTAACCGGGGCGGGCAACCGCCCCTAACCAATTTCTTGCGAGGATACGAACATGACCAATCTTACGGTCGAATACGAAAGCGTCACCTCCGGTCTGCCAGATGGCGCACAGGTTGGCAAGTCTGCCACCGAGAAGGTAGGCTTCTGGGGGCACATCCCGGTCGTCGGGCCTGCTGCCCTGACCACCCAACTGACCACCCTTACCCACACCGCACCCGGAACCCCGGACTACGTCATCCAGAACCTGACGACCTCCACCCCGTACGGGTTCGTGACGGCGGACGAGGGCAACTCGGTGCTGAAGGTCGTCGCCAACCTGCAAACCCGTTTGGCCGAGTTGGAAGCGCGTCTGGAAGGCTGCGGCATCATCGCCGCCAACTGATTTTTCTGCCAAGGACGGCGAACCCCTAATTCTGGAGATTGGTATGGAAGTCCGTATATCGCACCCGCAGCATGGGTACATGCACGTTTACTCTCAGACCGACCTCGATAAGCACATCACGCTCGGTTGGTCGGTCTACGTTCCTGCGCCCCCGGTGGAGGTGTACATCCCCGACGCCGTTGTGAAGCCTGCTGCCCCCCGTAAAAGCCGGAAGGTAGTAGTCCATGACGACCTCATCTGACATCATCCGCCGCGCCCTGAAACTGGCTGGCGTCGTTGCGACCGAGGATGCTGTCCCGGCTGATCAGGCCGAGGATGCGCTGGTAGTACTCAACGAAATGCTCCAGACTTGGGCCTCGCAGCCGCTGCTGTCCCTGCCGTGGACACAGGTCAGCAAGGTGCTGGTGGCGGGTCAGCAGGCGTACACCATCGGCAGCGGTGGGGACATCAACACCCCACGGCCCACGTCGCTGTACCACGCCCATGTCAACTATGGCGGCATCGACTACGCGCTCAATATCGCCGCGCTGTCCGAGTTTGAGGAGAATAGCCTGAAGGCGGTGGGAGGATTCCCGTCCACCCTGTACATCCGCCCCGGCTACCCGCTATCCACCATCCTGCTGTACCCGTACCCGTCCAGCGCGTCCATGACGCTGGTGATTGATACGGTTGCCCCGCCGGTTGACTTGGCACTGTCCACGACGCTGCCCTATCCGTCGAACTGGCTCCGGGCCATCCGGTACAACCTGGCGCTGGAGCTTTGCGCGGAGTATGGGGCAGACCCGTCTGCCGTCATCGTCAAGATCGCCAAGGACTCCCTGCACACGCTGATGACAGCGAACCACCAACTTCCGACGGCCAAGTTCGACCCGCTGCTGGTTGGCGGAACCACGGACTCATCCCTCGCCCGAATCATGCGGGGTTGACATGCGTATCCCCCTGCTCGGCGGCCACAGTAAGCGCAAAAGCACCAATCAGGACAGCCAGACGCTGGTAAACCTGTTTCTGGAGGTAGACGCTGCCGAGAAGGAGACGAAGCTCGCCGCGTATCTTGCCCCCGGCAAGGTGGCGTTCTCTGTAGTAGGCAGCGGCCCCATACACGGCCTCGCCCGCCTGTCGAACACCAAAGGCGAGTTCGTCATCGCGGTGTCCGGGGCCGAGGTGTTCGCCATCCGCGCCAACGGTACGTCCGTTAGCATGGGTAGCATCACCCCGCCCAGCGCCACCTCGGTGGTCATGGCGTCTAACCAGAATGTGTGCGTCATCTGCTCCGGTGCGGGAGGCTGGTACACGGATGGCGTGACGATGGCGCATATCACCGCTGACGCCTTCTACGGCGCTACGTCCATAGCGTTCCTCGACAACTTCATCTGTCTGGCGAAGCCGGATTCCCAGCAGTTCTACATATCCAACCTGTACGACGCCTCGGCTTACGATGCCCTCGACATCGCGATGGCTGAGTCCAATGTGGACAAGTTGGTGGCTGTCGTGGCCGACCACCAGGAACTCTGGCTGTTCGGAAGCGAGTCCACCGAGGTATGGTACAACAGCGGCGCGACTGACTTCCCGTTTGCCCGTCGCGAAGGCGCACTGCTGGAGGTGGGCTGCGCCGCCACCCACTCGGCGGTGAAGGCCGACAACTCCATCTTCTGGTTGGGGCAGACCCCCCACGGCAAGGGCGTAGTGTACCGGGCTGACCAGTACAGCCCGCGCATTGTGTCCAACCGTGGTGTCGAGTACGCCATCAGCCAACTATCCCGCACGGACGACGCCCGCGCCCATGCGTACCAGCACTCCGGCCACACCTTCTACGTGCTTACCTTCCCGACCGACGGGGTGACGTTTGTGTACGACGCCGCCATCCAAGACCCGGAAGTGGCCTGGAGCGTCCGCAGCACCTACGGTAAAGGTCGGGACAGGGGGAACGCCTATGCTTTCTTCGCTGGCTACCATCTGGTTGGCGACTTTGAGTCTGGAACCGTCTGGCGTCTCGATCACGACACTTACACCGACGGGGGGCTTCCCATCGTGTGGGAGCGCACCACGGCTCATATCATCCAGGATATGAAGCGCATCTTCTTCAAGGACATCCGTATCAACATCGAGCGCGGTGTGGGGTTGGAAGACGGCACAGACCCGCTGCTGTACCTCGACTGGTCGGACGATGGTGGCCACACCTGGAGCAACAAGAAGCAGGCCAGCATGGGCGTGATCGGCAAGTACCTGCCGATGGTGACCTTCAGCCGGTTGGGGTCTTCCCGCGACCGGGTGTTTCGCCTCAGCGGTTCGGCTCCGGTGCGGACGGTGCTGATCGGTGCTTACATCGATGCCAAGGTGGGGAGCTACATATGAGTAGCCAACTGCCGCCGCCGCCGCGCAATGTCACCAACACCCGTGATATGTACACCTGGCTCTACCGGCTGTACGCCTATGTTACAGGCGAGATCGGCGGGCAGGTCATGGATGGGGAGGCGGTTGTCGCCGCCACGGCCTCGGCCCTGCCCTTGGTCGCCGAGCAGCAGAAGGAGCTACAAGGCCTCCCGCTGCTCATCACCCCCGACGGTGGCGGTGAGTTCGCCAAGGACTTGCAGGGCAATTTGCTCCTCGCGCCCCCACCCGCCAGCGCACAACCGGCGACTACTTGGCAGCGGCACTTTATGACGATGGGAGGCTGATATGGACAGGATCGGAGTGCTAGGGCAATCGGCACCGTCGGCCACAACGGAAACTACGCTTTACACCGTTCCGGCATACGCGAGGAGTGCCGTCATCAGCACACTGGTCGTGGCCAACCGCTCGGCATCGGGCGCGACGTTCCGCCTGTCGGTGTCAGTGGCGGGCGGCGCTACGGCCAACAAAGACTACCTGTATTACGACATCGCCATCAGCGGTAACGACACGTTCACGGCTACGCTCGGGCTGACCCTCGGCTCCGGCGATATCGTCCGGTGCTATGCGTCCACTGCAAACCTGTCATTTGGCGCGTTTGGCGCGGAGGCTGGATAATGTCCCAAGGTTTTGTCGTCCCCAAGTCTCGGGTCATCACTATCGGCGATGGCGGCAATCTCGATGCGTTCAGTCGCCTGCGGACGTCTGACCCGACGACGCTGTTTGACTCGCAACTCCAGTACAATAAACAGTCGCTGTATTGGGACGAGGCGCTGACCGGTACAGGCTCGGCAACACACCTGCCGAACGAGGCGTCCGTTCGACTATCCACGGGCGGAACGGCATCCGGCGCAAAGGCTTACCGCCGCACCAAGGCGTACTTCCGCTACCAGCCGGGTAAATCGCAACTCATTGCCATCACGTTCATGCTCGGCGCTGCCACGGCAAACGTCCGCAAGCGCGTTGGCTACTACGATACCCGCAACGGCATCTTCCTGGAGCAAACCGGCTCCGGCGCGGCGCTAGTCCGTCGCACTTACACCAGCGGCTCGGCTGTGGATAACTCCGTGGCGCAGGCGTCGTGGAATGTGGATAAGTTCGATGGCACGGGGCCGAGCGGCATCACGCTGGATTTCACCAAGACCCAAATCCTAATCATTGACCTGCAATGGCTCGGCGTTGGTCGGGTTCGCATTGGCTTCGATGTCAACGGCATCCTGTACTACGCGCACCAGTTCCTGAACGCCAACAGCCTGACGCTCGTCTACATGACCTCGGCCAACCTTCCCATTGGCTACGAGATCGAGAACACCGGCACGGCTGGCGGCACGACCACGATGGACTGCATCTGCGCCCAAGCTGCCAGCGAAGGAGGCTTCGAGGACGAGCGCGGCCTGAAATTCTCGGCGTCCAACGGCGTCACGAGGATCAACGTCAACACCCGGCGACCGGTGCTGTCTGCACGGCTGGCGGCAAACCTCAACAGTCAACCGTATTACGGGCAAGTGGTTTTCGAGAACGTCGATGTCTACTCGGCAGCAATGTTTGTCGAGATCGTGCTGAACGGTACGCTTACCGGCGCGGCGTTTGCTGCGGTGGATGCCACAAACTCCGGCGTTGAAAAAGACGTAGCGGCCACGGCCATCAGCGGTGGCATCGTGCTGGACTCGTTCTATGTCGGGACGGGAGGAGGCGCGACACGGCAGTCGGCCAGCATGGGGTTCCTCGGAAAGATTCCGTTCGCCAAAACGATCGCCGGGACATCTGATATTATCAGCGTTGTCTGCACCAGTCTGGGCGGCGCAACTGCAACAGCAGCCAGCTTATCCTGGCGGGAGATTTACTGATGGCTGTCAACCTACGAGAGCTTATCCCTGCGGTGCAGGTAGCGGCCACGGCGACGACGTACTACACGGCTACCAACTGCGTCGCCCGGTTCGACTCGTTTACCTTGACCAACACCGACACGGTGGCGCAGACCGTGACCGTGCATGTAGTTCCCCTGGCAGGGTCGGCGTCAGCCACCAACATGATCATCAGCGCCAAGTCCCTCGCGCCGGGTGAGTGCTACACCTGCCCCGAGATGGTGGGCAAGTCCATCAAGGCGGGGGCGTTCGTGCAGGCTCTGGCCAGCACGGCGGGCAAGGTCACGTTCCACGCCTCCGGCATCGAGGTTACTTGATGGACGGGCATCGCAACGCGCTGTTCCAGCGACTGACGGCAGTGGGCCTGTCCCAACCGGCGGTGGACTGGCTGCTCATCGTCTGGGACATGATCCAGACGCTGGACGACCTCACTGACGGCGACCCGGTGACGCAGGGCGACATCCACCGGTTGGTGAACAACAGCTTGGTGGGCTACGCCACGCACCCCTTTTTCACACACAACATCAACGCCCTAACCCCGGTTATCGCCAACGCCATCGCCAAGTGGACGGCGGCGAACTTCCTTGAGGGGAGCGGCATGGTGACGGAGGTCAGCTTCGTGTGGCGGGCATCCTACTACGATGTTGTGCTGCAAGCGTTGATCTGTGATGTAGGTTATACTTTAGCCACACAACGTGCCGCGCAAGTCCTAGAGATGTACGGGGAGAGCTACGGCGAGTACTTGAAGGAGTTTGAAGCATGCCAAACCCACTAGCCGTTTTCGGTGGCAGCGCCGCCGCTTCGCTGCTCGGTGGCCATCAAGCCTCCAAGGCCGCCAAGAAAGGCGCTCAGGCCCAAGTGGACGCTGCCAATGCCGCCAACGCCATGGAAGAGCGTATGTACAACCAGTCCCGGCAGGATCAGATGCCGTGGATGGAGCAGGGTGAGACTTCGCTCAACCAACTGGCGAAGCTTATGCAGCCGGGTGGCGAGTTGTCTCGGCGCTTCACCCAGCAGGATTTCGAGACCGACCCTGGCTACCAGTTCCGGCTGGAGCAAGGAAACAAGGCGCTGATGAACGCCCTCAACGCCCGTGGCTTGGGCGGATCGGGCGCGATGGTCAAGGAGGCCACCCGCTACAACCAGGGGGCGGCATCTGACGAGTACACCAACGCCTACAACCGTTTTATCCAGGGCGGCGACAGAATCTACAACCGGCTGGCTGGGCTGTCCAACACCGGCCAGACCACCAGCCAGCAGTTGTCTGGCTCGGGTCAGGACTATGCCGGACAATACTCCAACAACGTCGGGCAAGCAGCCAACGCTCGGGCCAGCCAGTACGCCGCCAAGGCGCAGGCCTACCAGCAGGGTCTTGACGCGCTGTCTGGCGCGGGTGGGACTTACGCCCAGTCCGGTAGGTTCCCCGGAATGAAGAAGGTCTAACGAGGTAGCAGGCTATGGCCTTGAATCTGGACACGCGCATCCCGCTGCTGTCGGTTGACCAAAACTTCAACCCAGCGAAGTCGTTCAACGACGCGGCTGATGCCGCCGTGAAGCAGCAGCAAATGACCATCTCCAACCGGCTGGAGAAGATGAAGGCTGACCGCGAGATGGCGCAAGCGGAGCGTGAGGCGAGGAAGGCCGAGCGTTACGCGCAGATGCTTGCCTCCATGAAGCAGGGTACCCCTGCCCAAATGTCCGAGGGCGTCCCGGCTACGCAGTCGCAGTACCAGTTCGACCAGCCGGAGCAAACCCCTGGGTACAACATCAACGACATGCTCACGGGCCGTGTAGACCCGCAGGCCGCTCTTGGCCTGCTGACCCAGCAACCGTCGAACGTGACGCCGGGTTCGCCCGCGCTCCCCCCGCAAGAGTTGGTTCCTGCCGTGCCGGGTAGAGAGCCGACGGTCGAGGACATGATGCGGATGTACGGCGAGGCCTCGCTGGGCGTGGGCGACTTCAAGGAGGGCATAGACACCTTCAAGGCTCTTGGGGGTTACTCCAAGGATATGCGCCCCCAGGCTGGGGAAAAGCCCCAGACAATTGGCGGTATCGTAGGGATCAAGACGGCCAAGTTTCCGAAAGGCGAAGCCGCGTATAACCAAAGAATGCCAGACGGGACTACCGAGACGGTGTTCCTCAACTACGGCCACATCCCAACGGAGCAGGCCCAGCAACGGATCACAATCAGCGGGAACAGGGCCGATGACGCCAGCAAGCGTGGGTGGGCGGGGCTGTCCCTCCGGGGGCAGGCTATGGCTAACCAACGCGCAAAGTGGGAGCAGAGCGGAAACAACGTCAAGACGTTCATCAGCTCCAACCCGGACGGCACAAGCTCCATCCGGGGGGCAGTGTTTGATCGGTCTGGGCGTCAGGTAAACGCATTCGTCGTCCGGGACGAGAACGGCGCGGCCATGTCTCCAAAACCGGGTGAGGTCAACGCCCGCCGAAACGCTGGTATGGTCGTCGCTGCGGAAGAAGCCACGGCGAAGATGCGGTCGCTGGGTGAACTGGGCGGCATAGCTACCAGCTTTGTGCAGGACGCTGCCAACCTGAAAGACCCCAGCTACATCAAGCAGTACATGGACTCCAGAACGCGAGGCATGACGGACACTCGGAAGCAACTCCTCAAACAAGAGTTCAGCGGCCTTGCGCGGATGGCGGCTACGGTAGCGGGGGGCGGGGTAGTAAACTCCCAAGCCGCCATCGACTCGTTTGAGAAAATGATGGCCACGCCTGAAGGCTCTAGCCCCGAGGCGGTTAACATGGCGTTCCTCAACGTCGCTGCTGCCATCAAAGCGGGCCTGAAGCACCCAATCCCCGGCATGTCGCCGGGGCAGGTCAAGCAGTTTGACGCTTTGATGGGTTTCTACAACAAGTACCCCTCGCCTGAAGACTATGCGGTGTTCCTGAAGAGGCAGGGGCTTATCCCCAAGAACGCCGGGTATAAGTTTGATGGTGTGGAATTGAGCGCCCCCATAACGCGAGAAGTAGTCTATGACGACGACACGGGGGAGTTTGTCCCCGCTGACGAAGGCGGTGATGGCGGGTACGGAGGCTACAACGCAGCGCCTGCCCAGCCACAAGTAGCGCCAACGCAGCCCCTGACAAAACCGCAGCTATACGACAAGTATGTGTCCAAGCGCGACGAGGCTTATGCCAACGGGGAGTTTGCCAAAGTTCATGCGTACGACCAGGCCGCGCTGAAAGCCGGTTTGATATCGGCCCTACCCAAGATCAAGATGAGGGGGAAGTGACATGGCGGGAGACATCTTCGACCAAGTGGACGCGAAGTTCAGCAGCAAAAAGCAGCGGCCACCCGCTCCGCAGGCTGGGGACGTGTTCGACCAAGTGGATGCAAATTTCAGCGGCGTAGCCAAGCGCCGCCCAGCCCCGCCCAGCAAGGAAGACACCCGCCCGGAGCTGGGCTACAAGACCGGCCAGCTGCTGCGCGGCGTGGAGGACATCCCCAACGCCCTGCTGGCTGTCGGCCCCAACTTGATCAACCTCGCACGGGTCTCTACGGCCCTTGGCCCGATGGCTTACGACGCCATAACCGGCGGCACGGCAGCGGGTGAGCTGTACTCCAAGTACTACCCTGGCGGTGACACCCCGCTCATGGAGCCTGCCCGTATCAGTGCGGTGGACGACAGCCTCAACGTCGCTGACCCCACCAGCTACGGCGACAAGCTGCTCGGCGCAGGTGTTCGCGCTGCGCCGTTCATCCTGGCGGGTGGCGGAATTCAGGGCGGGTTGCGCGGGACGGCGGGTAACCTCGCCCTCGGTGGCACAGGCGCGGCCATCGGCCAAGGCGTCACCGACGCTACGGACAGCCCGCTACTGGGCCTCATGGCGTCCGTGGTGACTCCAACGGCGTTCAACGCCGCCAAGGCCCGCATGGGCGTCCTCACGGAGGCGGGGCGCACCCGCAAGTTGGCGGGTATGGTGTCGGACGATCTGGCCTCTGCCAAGGTTCCGGTGGACAAAGCCGTCGCGGCCCTCCGCAACCCGGCGGCGGGTACGACCCCGCTCACCGGCTCCATCCTGGAGGAGACGCTCCCGGCGCACGGCCCCCGGCTGATGAGCCAAGTGACTTCCGCCCTGTCGCGGGAGGCAACGCCTGAAGGCTCTGCCGTAACGCAGGCGCTGGAGCGCAACGCGAGTGCTCGTGCTGCCGATATCGGAGCGGAGGGAGCGCGTACCGTCCCCGGAGAGGCCCGTCCCCAGATGGCAGGCAGCATGGCCCAGCAGCACGAAGCCAAGGTAACACACTTGGAGACCAAGGCTGCTGAGAAGGCGGCGGAAGCGGAACGTATCATCGCCACCCGCGACACCGGCCCTGCGGCGTCCCAAGCGATGCTGGGAACCACCATCGGCGAGGCGCTGGATTCGATGGCGAAGGCCATCAGCGGCAATTTCAGAAGCGTCTTCAAGCCGGAGGTGGTAGACCCGGCTGGGAAATCCCGCGCTCTACTGCCCCGCAACTTTGAGCAGGATGTCGCAGCGTTCTACAACGGCCACCGGACGCTCATCCCCAAGGATTTGCAGGACACGGCGGGCAAGGTGTCCCGAGTCCTGAACAAGGTTGATCCTCTGCCCAAACAAACCGGAGGGGTGACCAACCCTTACACGGGGAAGAAAACCCCGTTGGTCGAGATGCCGACGACGTTCAGCGTCCCCTACGCCGACCTCAAGGTTATCCGGTCGCACCTGACCAACACCCTGCGGAAGGTGGCGTCCGGCCCCAATGCCGACAAGCAAGCGGCTGCGGGCCTGACCAAGCTCATCGCAATGGTGGACGACGGCGTTGCAGCTGGCACGAAGGCAGGCAAGTTCGACCCTGCCGCTGCCGCCCGGTATGCAAAGGCCCGCGCAGACTACAAAGGCGAGATCGGCAAAGTGCGCGGCAAGCTCTCCGGGGAGGCGCTGGCTCTCGACCGGCAGGGTAACGCCCTGTGGCAAGCCAAGCCCGAACAGGTAGCCGCACGGTTCCTCGCCAACGAGTCTGGCGCGAAGCAGTTGCTGGCCCAGTTCAAGAACAACCCGGTTGTGATGAAGGCCGTGTCCGACCACCTGAAAGCCCGGTGGGCTGCGGCTGTCGCGCCCGGCGGCACCCCAGGGGCTGCGTGGGAGCGGGCGCACTTCAAGTTCATGCGTGACAACCGCACGGCGCTGGATGCGCTGCCCAGCGTGAAGGCTGACCTGCTCAAGGCCCAGAAGGACGCCGCGCATGCGCTGTCCAAGTCCAAGAAGTTGCTGGGCAAGGCGGACACCTTCAGGGCTGAGTCCCCCACCCGGTTCTTCGCCAACCGTAACGACCCCGAGGTGCAACTGGAGTCGCTGCTCAGCGCCAACACCCGGCAGGCCGACCTCCCGGCGCTCGTCAATCGGGTGAAGGCTGACCCAGCCCTGCATGCTCAGACGATGACAGCACTCGTCAACCACATGGCGGATGTAGCCAAGGGCGGCGCGGGCAAGCTGGCCGCCTTCCTGGAGCTTCCCGCTAACCAGTCGCTCATCAAGGGCGTCTACGGCGCGGATGCGCTTGCACGGCTGAAGGCGGTGGCCCGTGACGCGCACCGTGACGCCAAGTTGTTGGAGCATACGCCCGCAAGGCTCGGCAGAACGCCGGTCAGCGGGTCGATGCTGCGCTCGGCGATCTCGGCGGCAGCGAACCGGCCAAGGCTGGCTGCTGACCAAGCGGGGCAGGCGCTGATGCGCGGGCCGCTGGTGTCGGGCAACAAGGCCATGCAACGGCTCTACGCCGAAGCGGCCACCAAACCAAACGTCATGGCCGACATCCTTGAGCAGTTCAACGCGCCCCTGTATTCTCGCATTCTACAAGGACTGAACAACGTCCCCGCCATGAGCGCAGCTGCTCAGGGAACCGAATCTCTACCCAACCGGAGAAAAGACAAATGAGCAAGGCTCTTACCCAATGGCCGCGAGTGCGGTTCATGGATGCCAACGGCGCACCCCTGTCTGGCGGGAAGATTTACACCTACCTGACGGGTACATCCACGCCCAAGACCACCTACAGCAACGCCACCGGCACGGCCAACGCCAACCCGGTGGTGCTGGACTCCGAGGGCTATGCCGACGTTTGGCTCGATGGCGACTACGCCTACCGCTTCCGCTTGGAGAACTCGGCGGGTGCGTTGCAGTGGCAGCGCGACAACATAGGCGCGGCAGCAGGCGCACAGGTCAGCACCCTGGCCGACCTACGAAACAGCACGGGCGGGGCAGAGGGCGAGGTCATTCGGATGCTGGGCTACGCCGCCAACGGCGACGGTGGGGGTGGCGAGTGGTTCTGGTCTGCCTCCAGTACCGCTGCCGACAACACCGGCACTATCGTTGACCCGTCGGCGGCTGGCGCTGGCCGGTGGCTGCGCCTGTTCTCCGGGCCTGTAAACGTCAAGTGGTTCGGCGCGAAGGGCGACGGCACAACCGACGATACTGCGGCTTTCCATGCCGCCATTACCATTGTCGCTGCAAACGGAGGTGGGCAGGTTGATTGCCCGTGCGGTCGCGGTGAGCGGTATGCGGTCAATCTGGTTATCGCCAATCAGCGCGGCGTACATCTCAACGGCACCGGCTGGACGAAACAAAGCTACTCAAACGGCACTGAGGTAATTTACGGGTGCTTGATTCCTGCTGACGTGACAAAGCCGGTAATCACCATTGGTGATGATGATGGCATCGGAAACGCCACACTGACCTCCGGAACAATTCTCAGTAACCTGACGCTGTGCGGCACGGGTACATCTCGCGGCCAGATCGGACTGAAAATCATCGGCGGCGCGTACCGGTGCGTGTACGACAACATCTCCATTCTGGGCTTTACGCTGAAGGGCATCTATGTGGTTGTTGCCGCGAACAAGTTTGCTTATTACCAGTTTTTCACCGGACTGTCTGTTATCTGCGCGGATGCCGGGGCCGCAGGCATCTATCTCGACGGCTCTGGTAATGGGGCGGGTAAAGCAACAAACGTCACGTCGTTTTTTTTCGACAAAGTTACCATCGCAACCGGCACAGACGCAACCTGTCGCGGCATTGTCGTCAAGAGCGCGCAGGCCACATTCTCGGATACATATGTCCAGCTTTCTAACTCCCGTCACGATATTGGGCTGGAGTTAATCCAGGTCGGGACTGAGGCTGCCCCGAACGTCACCGGCAACAGTCTAGTCATTGACGGCGTTGGGATTTTTGACGACAACAACGGAGTGCCCATAAAACGTGGCATCCCAACAGTATTCCTGAACATCCCAGCTGTAACGGTGGCCGGTCAGAAGCCCATATCCAACTATCTACGCGGGTCGTTTACGGTTGACGGCCTGATTCGGCTGAGCGATAGCGGTGTTCCGGCAGTTACCATCGACCCCGAGGTTTACGAGGGCAGCGCGGTCATGTCTGACCAAGTCACCCCGGCGAACTTTGGCGCGTATTCGTGGTTTCGCAGCCCGATTATGACTGACGGGAAAGTGGCAAATAAGCTTTATTTCGTCAACCTAATCAACCCGGAACTAACCAACCTGTATGTTTCGGCTGGCACTGGCGTCACTCCGCAGTTGACGTTTACCGCACCGACGGGCGTCAACGTCACGACACACTGGAGCGTAAATGGTTATCAGGTTGTTGGGGCGCGGGTGACCGGTTGGGCCGCAACATACGCCGGAAGCGCAACACGTTCGACATTCAACACGACAACAGTCACTACGGCGCAACTGGCTGAGCGCGTCAAGGCGCTGCTGGATGACCTGATTACACACGGACTTATCGGAGCCTGACATGGCTATTTGGTATGTTTCAAACGAGGCAATCAACGGGTACACGGTGGGCGACGACACGACCGGCAATGGTAGTGCGGCGCTTCCGTATCGGACGATTGCCAAGGCTATCGCGGTTGCGGCGAACACGGGCGATACGATTTACGTCAACGGCGTGTCACACACCATATCGCCGCTCACCATCAACAAGGCGGTCAACCTCCAGCCGACGGTGGCTTATGGGACTACGCTGCTTTGCGGTAACGCCACCCGTGGCATCCTCGTCAACCACGCCTTTGGCAGCACGAACACCTTCGGGGCTTTCACCATCGACGCCGCCAACGTCAGCGCCACAGCGATACAGATCACGGCATCCGCCGTGAAGTACGGCTTCGTGTTCCAGGGGACGCGCATCGTCAACTGCATCACCTACGGCGTCGGGAACACCGCCGGGTCGCTGATCGCGGACATTTCTTTCTCCAGCGGCTGCACCATCACCTCCACCAACGACGGCTTCACCAGCGCCCTGTTGATGATCAGCACGGCCTCTGGCTCCCTCACGGTGACGGGTAGCGTGGCGTCCCCCGGCCTGACTATCACAGTCACGGCTGGGGCCGCCCTGACGCCGTCCGTGCAGACAATGATCGCGCTGACCTCAACTGGCGTGGCGGGCGCGGTAACATGCAGCCTGTCGGGGCTGGTGATTAACGTCACCACCACGAACGCGGCATTCGCCAAGGCATTCTTCGGCGGGATCATCAACAACGTCAGCGGCTTCTACCTCGGCAACTCGTCCATCAGCTTCACCAGCACCAACGCCCTCCACACCGTAGACGGGTTCAACATCTCGACCAGCGGGGCGGTGGCGGGGCGGGGGGCGCAGAACGCCATCGTGGAGTACAACACCTTCACGCTCAACACGGCGAAGGGCGGGCATGTCTGCTTGATCGGGGAGGAGACCCCGGACGGGGTGAAGGACAACCTGACGGACGGCGCTATCATGCGGTACAACACCGTGGTTGGGTCTGATGCTGCTGCGGTGGCCACGCTACACGGGTTGATGCTGGGCAACAACCGCAACGGGCAGGTGTATGGCAACACAATCAGCAAGGTGTACATTGGCGTCATCACGAAGGAGGGGACGGGGCACAGTGTTCACCACAACACCACTTCCCAAGTACCCGTGAACGGCCAGCACCTCCGGTCGAAGGCCGCTACCACAAACTTCTATCTGAATAGCTGCACGGCGGCTACCAGCTACACTGGGACGTTCATCAGCAACACGGAGAACGACGGGGCCACGCGCTACAGCGCCTCGACGTTCCGCCGTAACAGGCTGCTGAACCCCAACAACGCCGCGCTACAGGCGCTGAACTGCCCAACCGGCAACACGGCCTACATGTACGACAACGTCTACCAAGGTACAGGCGTGCTGTCCTTCATCTACGGCTCAACTTACGCCTCCTGGGCGTTGTTCAAGGCGGCGCGGATCGAGGTGATAGATAACGGGTTCGGGAAGGTGCGCGGAGTAAGGACTAGCGCATCACGGATATTCGCCACTTACGCCTAATCATCATCCATCACCGCCGCAGTCAGCAGCGCCAGGGCAAGGACGCCCACTAAAACAGTTCCGATCATCACCATCCATGGATCCCTGATCCGTCACTCCGGGCGCTGTTCGAGGGTTTCTCGCCAGTCATCGTGTAGTTGCGCTGCCGACTCAACCCTGTTGGCAAGCCAATATCCGGAGTCAGTCGGATACGGTTCTGATCCATACCAATACCAATCACCGCCTTCATCCTGCGCCAGCCACTGCGCCCACTCCGGCGCGTCTTTCCAATCGGGTTTCATCACAATCCCCTCTTTACAAAGTTGCCTTTAAAATCGGTCTGCGGATCAATCAGCCCAGCACTTCGCAGCGTCGCTAAGTGCGCCTCAGCCGTCACCAGGTCAGCGCCGCCAATGTTGTCCAGCGTTTGCCAGTCACGGCCAGTCGTCGCCCAATGACGGCAGAATATGTCGATCCAGTCCCACGCCTCGACAACGGCGGGAGAGTGCAGGGCGCGGCGTTCGGTGGGGGTCATGTCCAACCCTCGTACAGGTCGGCAAACTCATCATCCCACGGCAGCAGCGTCTCTGTGGGCGCGTGCATGGCATAGTTTCGCCCGCAGTGCGTGCACGCAATGCGGCGGGCTGCAAAACCCTTGTAGATGCGTACCGTGCGGTAACGCCTACACCCGAACAGTCGGCAGAACAGGCTCATGCCTCCACCTCCTGCTTCAGCCGTTTAGCGTTCCGGTTGTTGCGCCGCCCATCGCGGCCACGCCATGCCGACAACTTTGCACTGGTGTCGGCAACTGATGCGGCGATGCGCTGTTGCTGGGTCATGGCGGTGAATCCTGGCACTTCGGTGATCTTGCCGCCGCGGAGGAGGAAGGCGCGTTGCTCGGCTTCCAGGGCGGCGCGTTGACGGGCGCGGATTTCGATGTCGGCGAGGCAGTTGCTTACGTAGCTCATGGTCTATCCTCCGTCAGCACTTCAGCCCGCAGAGCATCAACAGCGGCATCCAGTCTGGTTGCCAGCATTTCCGGCAGTCGGTGATCGGCGGCGAACGACACGGATTCAAGGGCAGACAGGAGCATCAGCATGTCAATGTCCTGCTCTCGCTTGGCCTGCTTACGCTCGCGTAACTTGCGGAAATACTCGTCATTCTGGCGCGTGGTTTCGTCGGGGATGAA